AAAGAGACACCATTGAGCGATCTGGATAATCTTAATGGACGTGTCGGCCAGAAATTCATTGATACTATTAATCTGAATACTTCAATGGGTATTGGTTATAAGGGTGTGAAGCGTGATTATATCATTGAATTACCACCTACTAATGAGAGACCATCACACAGAGTCTTTGTTGATGAAATTATGAATCGAATCAATAAGTGTGAAGAGGTCTACGCTATGGGTAAGCGAAATCATTTTGTAGCAAAAGCTTGTAAGAAAGATGAAATTCTTCCCGTAGCTAAGGAAAAGTGTAGAATTTTTTATGCTAATCCTATTGAACTCACTTGGCTAGTAAGAAAATATTTTTTACCAGTCATTCGCCTATTACAGGTGAATCCCCTGCTGTCTGAGTGTGCTGTTGGCATTAATTGTCACAGTCCAGAGTGGCAACAGTTTCATGACTTTGCGACTAAGTATGGTCATGATACTATCATTGGTGGTGATTATGGTAAATATGATCAAAAATTGCCATCACAAAAGATTTTGGCTGCCTTGTCCATTCTTATTGACATCGCCAGCCGTATGTCCTATAGTAATAGGGACATTAAAATCATGAGAGCTATGGCAGGTGACATTGCTTATGCCCTCATAGCCTACAATGGAGACCTTATGGGCATCCAAAGTGGCACCCATATTAGTGGTAATTCGTTGACGGTTATCATTAATGGAATTTGTGGAAGTCTAAACTTGAGAGATTACTTTTACACACAGTATCCAGCATCTGTGTCATTTAGAGATGCTGTAAATCTCATGACCTATGGCGATGATAATATTGGTTCTGTCCACCCAGATTATGATAAATTTAACATTGCTGGTGCTTCAAAATTTTTGGAGCACTATGGTCAAACTTACACTATGCCCGATAAGGAAAGTGCTTTACAAGATTATTTACCCTACGATGATTTTGAATTTCTTAAAAGGAAGAGTGTATACCATTCTGATTTGGGCCTGCACATTGGTGCATTGGCTGAGAAATCTATATTCAAATCCTTGCATTGTTATTTAAGGCCAAAGGGTTGTCCCTTGACCCCAGCGGAAGCATGCGCGCAGAATATTGACATGGGTTTGCAGGAATGGTTTAATCATGGAAGAAATGTTTATGAAGAGAGACGTATGCAAATGCAAGAAGTAGCAAAACGCCACCAGCTTGATCATATGTGTAGGAATCTTGACGTGACTTATGATTCTATGGTTGAAATCTGGAAGTATAAGTATGCTAACGGCCCCAAACCACAGGTCGAAGCGTATATTCCAGATGAAATTTAGTGTGGTTACAAGTCCATGGAAGGACTATAATTATTCCCCCAGTTTTAAATCTGATGGTAAGCAAAATTAGTTGCGTATATGGAT